ACTGTTCTAGTATTATCATTTTCATATTGTATAATTACTGATTGATTAGATAACTCATTTGCTTTAATCCAAGCACCTTCTTGTATGTAGTCAGTTCTTGTGCTGTATTTTCTTAAATATCCAGAAGCAACTTCAACTTGTTGAGATTGAGTTTCTACTTGATAATCAACCATATCTGTATTATAATCAAAATTGAATAAGATATCTCCAACATTGTCAATGCTTCTATAACTTAAAGGAAAACCTAAAACACTATCGTTAGCACCCGAACCTTCCTTATAACTAAAAATCTTTGTACCTTTAAAAGTTGTTGCATCATATACCGAACTATCACTAAATGAATTTCCGTCACTGTCATACACATCAAATAGCGGTGCCTGATTAACAGCAGTCTTTTCTTGACCTTGTAGCCATTTTTCTCCGTTATAATACCAAATTGATCCAGAATATTTTTCTCCGGAAATAATCAACACGTTTTCATCTTTAACTGGATCTGTGTCTGCAACTTCTTTTAAACTAATTTGGCCAGCAGTTCCGCTACCTTTAAAGTTTATAAATTCTACTTGAAAAACTTTACCGTAAACTAGAGGGTCAGGGTCAGCAGTAAATAAAATCCTCATACCTTGTGTTACAGTTACACCATCAATATTGTATCCTAATTTTCCTTCTATATTTGAAAAGGCATCGGTTGTTATTGTATCGATAAGATCAACTACAGGCTTCGAAATAGTGCCAAACTCGAATAACTTAAGGCCTGCATCAAATTCAATAATTGGTCTATTAGCACGGGCTGTTTGGTCTATATCTGCAGGTTGATTATTAATACTTGCACTCAGTTCAATAACTTCTTTATGGAACCATCTATTGTATCTTGACCAAAAATTGCCGTCAATTGATGAACGATTGATAACAATATAATCTTTATTCTTAGGATATCCAACTGCCTCACCGTAAGGTAATCTGTCAAATCCTTCTTCAGCATCGAATGGTACTTCTAAATCAATTCCTACAGGGAAAGAAACTTCTACATCAGTATCAGACACTAATGTAATTTTATCTCCAACACCTTCAATATACCACTCTGAATTAGCATATTGTGACGGAGTTACATCTCCACTAAATCTAACTTTCATTCCGTTAGTTAATGACCATCCGTCTCTAGTTGTATAATATTTTTTACCTATTATTTCTGATGTAACATCAATAAACGTGGCATCAGTAATATTTGCTACTCGTATTATTCCGCCTAGGTTAATGTCATTGTTAGATACATAAAATATTTCATTAGGAGTTCCTGCATTTAATTCTAGTTCAATAACTCCGTCTTCAACTTCTTGTGCTGATATACCTTCAGCAAGCAAAAACTGATCATCTAGTGTTCTTTGCGTTCTAAATGTTAATGGAAGTCCGGGTGTATTAATTTCGAATCTATACTTAACACCTCTATATAATTTTAAACTAGGATTAGGGGTTGCTCCGTCTGGAGTGAACAAATAAGAATAACTGTCGCCGTTATTTTGTAGTGTTACAGTATATGTACTTGTAATTTCTTTTTGTTCGCCAGGAATAGTAACTGTTTGTGGGCCAGCAGGTAACCAATAATATTCACGGAAGTTTGTAAACATATCCCAATTTATATGAGGATTCCAAGTATAAAACTCTTGCTCATTTATTCTATTGTGATTATTATTAGTTCCTTGAAAGTTTGATATTTGGTTTACTAAATCTAAATAGTCTTTGTAATATTCTACGTTTCCGATATCATCTTTAATAATTTGTGCAGGTTCTAGCTGATAGTCTTCTCGTTGTTTTGAAACATCAGGAATGTAATTGTCGCCTGCAACATAAGATTTTGCTGTTTTTCGTCCCAAATAACCGCTTAACTTTTCAGCAACTCCAGGCTTTAATAACTGATCAATAGTGCTTGATAAAAACTTACTATTAGCTTCAGTTCTAAAATATTTAGGTAAGTGATTTTCACTTTTTCTATCGCTCGAATTGCTTCCTGGTAGCGGAAATTCAGTCTGATCGTTTTCGTAAGCCATTACGTTTATACCTTATTATCTACTTTGTATACCTGTATTATTTGTTGTAGAAGTTGTTACAACATTTCCGGATGCCTTTAATCTTGATGCTGTTACTGCATCAATAATTTCAATGTCACTAACAGATGCTCCACTAATGAATATTTCATCAGCTTCTGATTTTATTTCATATAATGAACCAAATGTTTGACTATCCTGATACGGAACTATAACAAATGTTACTACATCAGGTGATAGCTGTTGCATTACATATGTTGAAAGTTCTGAAAAGAAAAATGGTTCTCCAAAATCCCAATTTTCTAATGCAAAAAATTGACTAATGCTTGCTATTACTCTAGCTTTAATATCATTATCATTTAAAACAGCATCAGGATTTTTAACTACTTTAAATTTACATCTTAAATCATCTGACGCTTCTTCTCCAAACAGTATTTTATACTTAACCGGATGAATAATAATTTCATCACTAAGTGATTTAATTTGATTTAGTTGAGATCCATATTGAATAAACAAACTATCACTACTTGGAGGCAACGGCTTAGATATGATTTCTTCAGTTAGCCAGAGTCTAAATGCAGTGTCATATGTTTTTGTTAACAAGTATAAATCAACAATATTACTCGAACTAGGATCAATTCTCGAATTTTGATCAGCGGCGTGAACATATCTAAATTTTATATCGTCGCGGCCAATGCGAGCTTTATAGTCTGTAGTTAATGTTAACACATTATTTGTTTTATCCCAAATTTCAAAAATATCGTCCTCTATGTAATACAATATTTTTCCATCATCGATTGTACTTAATGGTTCTACAAATGATGCTTTTGATTTATAAATTAAAATATCTTGGTTTGCATTTGAAAAATAATTAAAATCTTCAACACCGTCATCTGTTAAATATCTTTTAAAGATAACATATTTTTTTCTAAGTTCTTCTAAAGATGCTAGTGAATCATAAGCAACAATATCGTCAAAAATGTCAACATTATCAACTACACCATCTTCGTCGTCATCATAAAAACTAACTTCTATCTTTTTACTATCGACATACCCTTCAGCATCTCTGTATGATTCTACTATTTCCCAATCATAGTCAACTGTAAATGGTTCAGAAATATCAGGTGCGGTATTGATACTTAAAACTGTTATTTTATCTTTAACAATTTTTCCTGTTTTTGTATTATAAATTTTATCGCTACTATCATAATAAAATCTTATTTCATTATCGCTTTCAAAAACATATCTCATTGCTCGATACACTATAGTATATTTTTCTCCGTCAGTTTTAAAGTTTAACAACCAACTCGAGTCAAGATTTTGATTAGTTGCATCTCCTGTTTTACCAGTAGAAAACTCAGTTGTTAAGTTTAAGTTATTTTCAGTAATAACTCTCCATTCACCGTCATTCTGAGAAAATCTAATGCCAAAGGTTTTATTTGCAAATATTTGATCTATAACCTGTGTTTTAACTTCGTCAGTTAATGCCGAAGGTAGAGTAGGTTTGATCTCTACTAATAATGCTCCTGTAGGAATTATATCATTAAACGAAACTGGTCCGTATCCGTCATCGGTGTCTTCAACACCAGTTCCGTTTACACTAATAATTTTAACCCATTTATAAAATACACCAAATTTTGGAAGTTTTCCTGAAGTAGGTAATTGTTTAATTTGATTTTCAAAACTAGTATCAAAATAAAAACCTGCAGGAGCTTCTAGTTTAACCATATTATTTGGTTTTACTAATTTTAATATAGATTCAGTAAAACTACCTAGTTTACTTTTTACTTGTTCTCTGTTTTTAAAATATCCGGTGCTTAAATTAGTTTCATTTGTTGTTTGAACCCAATTAACTCCTAAGTCACCTGTTAATACCTTTGGAAAACTATCGTGATAGTAGTTTCTTAATTTTTTATTATTAAGAATAGGGGTTAATATATTTTCTACTGCGCCTTCGACATCTGTTCTAGTTGTATATGTAAAAGTTTTTAGTAGATTTAAATATTCTTTATATACAACACCGTCGTTTCCAAATAATGTTGTTTGGCTATATTTTCCTGTAGCATCAATTAAATCAAAATATCTTGAAATACCACTTGATGTCCTATTAACTGCTTTAGATTTAATAATTTCTTGACTGATTCCTAAAGGAGCAACTTGGTAATCTTCACCCGTTATCATCCTGTTTTGTGTGTAATATGTAGACGGAGCATTACGCTTAATACTATCACTAGATTCGCTAGGACTGCTATTATCTACTGTATATTTTAATTCGTAGGTAATAGTAATTTCTTCTTCTCTACCAAGTCTACTTAAATATGGAATTGTTATCGAAACACCTCTCATATCTTCTGGTGTGACAATTACTCTATCTGCTCGACTAGTTCTATAAAATATTTTAAATGAACCTTTAGGAAGATCGCCAAATACTCCATCAGTAAAAACTAAGTTAATTCTGTCGTCTATTCTTGTTAAAACACTATAAATTTTTCTATTCTTTTTTGACACACTATTATAGATAACATTGTTACCTTCTAATGCATCAACCTTAGTCCATAAAGACGATTCATTACCAAAACTATCTAAACTATATAACCAAACATCGTTATTATTAATATTTGGAGCTTCAATAGCAACTGTTTGATTTGATATTGGATTATTTACTGTGAACAACCCTTCTTCTAATGACCCTTGTCTAAAGTGTGAAAAATATCCATTATTAGAACTTGAAGGTCCTCTTCCATCATCTCTATAAAGTATTGATAAATTATTTCCTGGAAATGGTGATTCTTCAACTATATTATCGTTAGAAATATCTGTTGATACAATTTCAAATCTTGTTGCCCTACCATCTATTGTTTTGGTAAAACTATATACCGGTAAATCTGTATTTGTACTATTAAGTCTATATTGTTGCGTTGGTATACCGTTAACGTCTGAACTTTTAACAGGCCTTCCAACTGTTGAATTTACCGGTAATGAAGCATTTAATACTTTAGTAAATTGCTCATTCCAATCAGCATTTGCAGGATCATTCCATACAACAGTTTGATTTTGTAAATTTACGTTATTACTGTCAAATACTTCTTCAGTAGTTCTTACACTAGAAATTTTTAATAAACCATTTGCAGTTTGTACTCTCTTAGGATTATAAGAAAGCAACCTTGCTAAACGTAGTACACTTTCTCGTCTATCAGCAAGTTCAAGAAAATTTTCACGAGAGTTTAAATCAACACGGAATGCAATATTTTGACCTAGGAAAGCAATAAGATCAATAAGTGCAAGGTATTCACTTGATTCAATATAATCGTTAAAGTCCTCCGGATAATTCTCACGGAGGTAATTAATCATTGTTCGACGTAAATTGTCAAAATCATAGCTCTGAAAATCAGCATTGCGGAACGTTTGATAAACTCGCTTCCAATCTTCTGCTAGTAATAATCTGTTTTGTCTATCTGTGGACGACATCTGTGCTTTCCTAATCTCTTATACTATATTTATTTGATTTTTAAAGTACGCACTTAATTTATAAATCCGGCCTTTTCATCAAATTTCATTTGTAATTTTTCAACAATACTATACGGCAAATACACTAACTCGCAGTCTATTTGTATGCCACTTTCGTAAGTATCTACAGTAATTTGATTAACTTTAACTCTAGGGTCATAGTTAATAATTCTCGAAACATTAGAAATAATAGCATTCTTTGTATCTTCTGTTAATGGTTCAAAAAGTATATCCCATATGATTGTTCCAAACTCAGGATCACTAAGTTTTTCACCCTGTCGAATGTGAAAATGGTTAATAAGATCTTGTTTAATTAGAGCTATATCATAAAGATTAGGATTTTTGCTATCAGTATCTATTGTACTAAACCCTTTATAGGTAGGGACACCGCCGGCAGCATTATCTTTAATATTGTTAGCCTGTACAGCGATTTGTTTATATAATTTTTTTTCTAAACTGCTCATACCGTATTTACCTTAATTTATGTTGGCCTCTTAAATGTATCTGGAATGTTTGGGAATACAAAATTTTCCTCGTTTGGTTCTTCATATCCTCTATCTCTGCCAGAAATTTGTTCGCTTGGATCTAATGCTTTTGTTTCATCAGGAACGTGAGCTTTAGGATCTAAATTTTCGTGATATTTCCAAGGTTCGTGTCTAGGAACTCTTTTAGGAATGTGTGCTCTTGATGCTTCTTCAGCCGCGTTATCACTATTCATATAAATTTTGCCGCCTTCTCCAGTAGTTTCTTTATGGTTGCCGCCTGCATAGATATTAGTGTCCTCTCCTGCACGAATTTTTCCATTTTTGTCTGCATAAAGCTCAAAGTCTTCTCGAGCCGTTGCTCTAAAATTAACATCTGCTGTTAAATTAATATCACCGTTGGCTCTAAAATTAATATCTCTACCTGCATTAAAATTGAAATCATTTTCTGTATGAAAACTTATACTATCTTTTGCATAAACGTCAATTTTTCCGTTGCCGGTCATTTCAATCCAACTGTTTCCACTACCGTGAGAAATA